GAAGTTGAATCAGTAAGATAAAACTTGTGCATTGTTTCCATACGGTCTAGGGCAGCCTTATAGCGGCGTTCTTCATCTAAAGTTAGATTACCACGAACAAGCCTAGAGTGAGCAATTTTGGCACGCATAGCGTCGTGTCGGTGTTGCTGCTCAATGTTGCTCATCTCAAACGATTGGAACATTGGAACAAAACCATCTTCATGTACGTTTACCGCAATTTGCATAGCAAGCACAGACTTACCAGTTTTAGGTGGAGCAATAATAGTAATTAGCTGACCTGGCTGTAAACCAGCAGTAGCTTCGTCGATAGTTCTAAACCCAGTACGAAAACCTAGCAAACCGCCGTCACGTGTTTTTATAGCAAGGTACTCTTCAAAACGAGCATTGGGATCTCTAGTAAGATCTACGTCATTGCTTTGACCTGCACCCTCGTCATAGATAGTAGCAACGCCGTGACTCATCTCAGCAATAGCTGCGTCATGGTTTCCTGAAGCAATAAACTCTGCTGCGTTTTGTACTACCTCAATTGCCTTTTGACGTTTGCGGTATTCTACAAGTTGATCTACTAAGTACTCTAACGAATCTTCTACAGCAAGTAATCGGTAAGTTGGGAAGTTATCTTTAACAGTAACGGCACTTGGTACCTCTTGATACTTTGACCAATGTGTGCGTACAAATTTCCACACAGCCCTGTTCTCATCTACAAAAAACCAGCTGTCTTCTAACCCGGCTTCTAGGGCTGGAACAATTTCTCGTGTCCTAACAATCCGAGAGATTAATCTCTCTTCGTTATCTGCCGCCATTTATTAACGCCCCCAAATCCAAGTACCAATGACCATAACGTAACCCACGCTCTGGTATGTCAATTACATTTTTTACTTCTGGACGATAGGGCAACTCCGCTACCAGGTCTGCAACAACGTTATACGCTTTTGCATAGTTAAACGGATTTGTACCTAGATTATCTAAATCCTCTAAAATTTCATCCATGTCTTTTTGAGAATAGTCGAACCCTACTAATTCTAGTCGGTATTCGTACTTCTCAGCAAATCGCCAAAATTGGGATAGAGCTTGCCTATTGTACGTAACTTCTTCCGAAGTGACCGGTATACCAAGTACTCTACTAATTTTGGGCCTGCGATCCAAGATACAATCAAGAGTGACAACAACACGTAAAGGAGTATCATTAGAAATATCGCCCCCCTTCATTTTTAAATAACCTCTATTTTGCCATACTTAAAGAGAAAAGCTCTAAACAGTTCTGGATCTAAACTTGCCATAGAACTTTCAGCTTGACTCGCACGTGAAGACACCTCAACAGGGTAGATACCGTCGTTCTCTTCAATACGTGTTTTTACATAGCGCATATGCTTGCACACGCTGCGTGAGCCGTAACCGGCGCAATCACAACGAAGTTTTTTACTGTCGGTGTTGATCTGTACTTCGTGCACCCCTGTTTCAGAAAGAAAAATTTGAGCAATTTGCCATGACATGATAGCCTCTTTCATTTTCTACGATCTCCCCTCGCTGCTTTAACTTTTACTGGAACAAATGCTTCTAGAGCAAAGCTTCCCATAGGTTCTCCATAAACTCCGCCCCAATTCTCTAACTCAACGTTTGTAGTTACGATAGTTGGTAGCCCTGCATTGAACCTTGAACGCAATAAAGCGTCAAATGTATTCTCAGCCCACTTAGAGGCTGTTCGATATTCTTTACCTATATCGTCTAGAACAAAAACTCTTACGTTATTCATTCTATCCGAATCACCATATAGCCCGTCAAGTAACAGCTGTGCGCTCTCGTCGGGCTCATCCCATTGAGCTTTTTGCAAACGTAAAAGCTTTGGATAGTCCATAAAAGCCCCTATACGATTTGGGAGCGTTCCTGGGGTGGCTAAGACTTCCCCTGAGATACCCCTAATAAGGCTCTGGAGAGCCGTAGAGGCGAGAGTAGTCTTTCCGTGACCTGGATTACCCACCAGGATAATTCCAAGCCCGCAGGATGGCGACCCTGCCTTTTGTATGATCTCGCCATTGAGCACTCGCCCTACCCATTGTTGAACTTTTTCTACCGCAGGACTTTGCTCAAGATCAGAAAACTCCCACCCAATAGTTTTCATTGGGAAGCCTGCCTGTAAAATCTGTCTGCGCACACTTGGTGCGAGAGCCGATAGATCGTACATCATTCACCTCCGAGTAGTCTCAACATCTTTTCTTCATGTGCTGCGTAATCAACTGCTTCTTCGTCTGAGCTTGGTCGTGAAACAATTCCGTGAATTGTTGGGTAGTATGCAAAAAATCTTTGCCACAGTGGCTTTCCAATCCCAGCATCGTGTAGTGAACGAGGATCAGCAAAGAACATGCGCATTGCTTTAAGCAAAGCTACTCGCTGAGTACCTTCTGCAACCTGCTTGTTAATCCATGCTGCAACATACTTGCCGTTTACCTGAGAAGGTACGCCTGGAGCCGCTTTCTGAACTAGATCATAGAACTCTGCAACAAGATCATTAGTTGACCACAGTTCTTCTGGCGTGTTGAGTCTGTCTCGGCCGTCTCGTTGAGCCTTAACTGGCTTCTTGTACTTAGCATTAAGACGAGCCTGACGATCCTCAAGCTTGCCCACGGCGCCAGGAGTTGCCTCTGACTCCATAAACTTTTTCTTTACTGGTTCTTCTCCATCAAGATTCCAAGCCATCTCTTCCTCCTTAAGGGGCGCAGCCCCTATAGTTAAAGATACGTTAGTATCTTTAACTATACTAGTACTAGTAGTTACACTACTAGCTGTATAGTTGTCTATATACAGGTGCCCTGAAAACCCGTTGTCGGGAGAAATCATCTTTAAAGCGGCATCTGTAAACTTTAACTTAGAAATCCATTGCCCGTTATTTCTTATCCGAACAGACTGGACGTACTTAAGATCCTTAAGCTCATTTATGGCAGCCTGAATAGCATCCCTACCTTCAGGGATTTCTTTAGTATCTTTTAGTTCGTCCGCCGAAATTACTCGGCCCTTTTCTACATAGTAGTAGAATAAGGATCTTGCTCTTAGTGATAGTTTTGGGTTTAAAATTGGTTTTAACATGTAACCCTCCTTATTACTATATTAGCGTTTATCAATCCTATTTGGCAAACCACGAAGTTCTCGTTGGTTTATTCCAACAAAGCTTTGCTCAACAAGCAAAGATAGTGATAGTCCTAGGAAAGTAGCAGCAAGGGTGTACACCCCTAGTAGCTTAAATTCCGCACCTTGGTTTAGGCAAACAAGAGCCCCTAATACAAGCCCCAATAAGCCACGCAATTTTCCTAATGGTCTGAATAGCCCTTCAATAGCTGTAAGAATACAGGCTATAGCAAGCGCTGAGATTATAATTATGTCCATAGATATAATTCTACTGCCTAAAGACAACCCTGTCAATATCGAAGCCTTGACCTTCGGTATATGTTGCTGGACTAAAGGTTACTGTAACAACGGCGTAGTAAGCACCGATGATTGTACTAACGCTGTACGTATCTGCTATGTAAGCCCAACGAGTAAGGTCAGTAATAGTTTTTGTTGTGGCTCTATTAGCATCAGTTACAACAACTGTATTTGCTGCCCCACTAGAATCATTTGGCTTTGATGTTGGGTCACCAGTAATATTATCTGTGTACACAGGAATAAGTGTTCCGTCAACAGTGTAAAAATCTGTACGTAACGTATAGCTTCCTGTAGAGTTTGAGTTTAGTGGTCTAATAGCAACAGAGGTATAGTAGCTAGCATTTGCATCAATATAAATGTTAGGGCTAGAAATTTTAAACACTTTATTACCAGAAGATCCAGCGGTAACTACTCTTGCATAGGCTTGCCCATGGGTTACGTTATCGGAAAATAAAGATCCTAAAGCAATCCTACGTGTAAAGGTAGAATTAGTTACAGACCAATTACCTAAGCTTTCTTCAAAAGATGCATTAGGAATTAAAGATTCAGACAGATCTTCATATACTCCAGATGGGGTGCTTAAAGAAATTGAAAAACTACTTCCATTAGGTAATACAAGTGGAAGAGTTTCATTTAAGCGAGAAAGCTTTGTACCATAGTTATAATACCAAAGGCTTTTACCACCAAAATCACTAGAATCTCTTACTCCATAAATTGTTTTAGCGGCATTAACAGGCTTTAGGGGAATAGATGTTGCTAGTGTTGGATTAATAAACGGAGTAGCAATACGTCCGTACTCTGTTTGAACGCTACTTACGTGAAAATATGTAGAGGTAGACCCAGAACTGTTTTCAACAGATAAGGTCCAAGAAAGTGATGTTGCACTTGCCTCTAAAGAATAAACACTTGAAATTCTTGTCCAATAAGATTCTTGTCCGCTAGGTACCGTCGTTGTAGTTCCATTTAGTGTGTAAGACGCAACGGCACCACGAACATACATAGATACTATAACTGATTCCCCACCTAAAGCTGCCCAAGGTAGGTAAGCTGTACCACTAAGTGTTGTTGAGGTTGTATAGGCTATCTTTCCAAAATGAGAGTGGTATGCATCAAAAGGCCCCATGCTATTGTCTGTAGAGACCCTAGTAAGAGTTCCTGTAGAACTATAGTCAGTTGTATTTGTTGCAAAAATAGAGTTTGAAGAATAGTTATATCGGGTTCTCTTTTCCCACAAACAATCGTTAATTGAATAGAATTGTTCGGTTGTTGGGTCTACTGGGATTGGCGCACCACTACCAGAAAAGTAACTGCTTGCCTCGTTAGCCCCCTCTAAAATAGTGCCATCTAACCAGTATCTATCTCCCGCTATATTGTTTGTAAAATAAACGCTAATTTTTGCTACAGGATTTCCTGAATCAATCGCGTAGGAAGGTGCAAGTGCCGCAACTTGTATTTTTGTTGGAGCAGTTGTTGATAAAGTAATAGGGGTAGAATCAACGTAATTTACAGAAGTTGGGTAATATTGACCGTCTACGTCTGAAAGAACAGTAGGCTGATCGCTAGTAGATGTAGGAGTTGAAAACTCAATTCTAGCTACCGCTGTTCTAGCAGCGCTGCCTTCAACGTAACCGCTAAATGTTATATATCGTCCTTGATCTACAGGAATCCAATCACTAACAAAAGCTGCATTACCTGAAGCAGTAGATGTAAGTCTGCAAGCTTTTGTTTCGTAAATAACGGCAGAAGTATTGGACGCGTCTGCGTACAGAGTTCCATTATATGCGGCCCAACTACCAACTCCATTTTCAAAACCAGGATTAGTAATGTAATTCTCTTTTTCTCCGTGCAGAGCAATAGTTACTTGTTTTGCGTCTTGGTATTCAAAACTTTTTTCTGCTGGGGCAAATTGAAGCATATCTAACGCATAACTGCTTGCTGCAGAAGATGCTGGTGTAATAGTAAGGGTAATTTTAGCCCGTGCTGCTGTAATTGGAGATACAGTGCCATTTCTTCCTGACGAGGATACAGTAGTAAATTCTTTCCAATCAGTTGTTGTAGTTACTGATGTTCCTGCAGAAGTTGTGCTTAATAGATTTCCGTATTTATCATACCAACTAATTACGCCAGTAATAGTAGCGGCAGCAGAAGAATCGTAGTGTTTAATCCATCCGCTAAACACGTATCGTTTATTTGGCTCAACAACAATACCTGAAGTAATTATGTTGTTTGCTGAGCTAGGTAGAGAAAGAGTAACAGCTGTAGTTGCAGCGGTGTTTAGCCTTCCAAATTTTACTTTTCTAGGTTGAAACAGTGGGTCGTAAATTACTGACGAAGGAGCTACAAATGAAGTTGTAGAGTAGTCTACGGCAGTAAAGGTTCCGCTACTTGTGCCCCATCTTCCTGTAGATTCTTCAAAAGAAGAGTCGTTATAGTCAAGCATAAGATTGTGCCCTAATAAAACTTCATTTGACCAATGTGTAAGGGCAGTTGTGTATACAGATACCCCTAGAGAAGTACCTTTAGCAGCGTTAACACGAGACCCTGTTGAGTATAAAGTTCTATGATAATGATCACCTAAAGATGCTTCGTATTCAAAACCTAACTCGTTAATTTTATACTTTAGTAGATCAGAAGGAGTATAGATTGTGTTTGAACTAAAATTTAAAAGGGCAGCTTCGGTACGCAGTTTATCATAATAAAAACCAACAACATTTAAAGTTGTTAAAAAATCATCTTGGTTATTTTCACCAACTGCTTCTCCAACATACTCTACTGGGTTAAGCCAAGCTTTTGGCAACCAACGTGAAATTTGTTCTCCTGTTTCAGCATAAGGAACTGAAACTTCGTAATCTTCTCCGCAATTAATCCAGCGTGTTCCGTTAAATACCCAAAGAGAATACCAAACTTCATATCCAGTTTCAGCATAGTTTACATCAGTGTATCCGCTTGTAATTGTTGCGTAAGTACCGCCAGTTAACATAATTGCGTCATCTGGGTTGTCTAAGCTTCCTACATAACTTTTTACAAGCTTCCAATGCGTAGGACTAGCCTCGTCAGGGTCTGGAGTAATAGTTCCCCAACTAATAACATTAGTACCATAGTCATATGCCCAAACAGTCAGTCCAGAAGAATAATACGCACTAGTTGAAGCTAATTCTCCGTATTTAAAACCAGAACCATATTTATTATATCCATACTTTGCCATTTACGCCCCCAATTAAATTCCGCCGGTAACAGTAATAATTAAATTAGTTGCTGTTAAAAATGGAATTTCATTATTAGACAGAGTAATGCTTGCTGCACTAGCCCCACCAGTTGTATTAAACATAGTTATGTCGGTTGAAACAACACCAGGAACACCTTGAAGTTCTGCAATTACACTAGACAGTGGAATAACAGCACCGAAGGTATTCTTTGTGTAGTTAAAGAGTCCATCTGAACCTAATAACTTTTTGTAAACAGCAAGTTTTACATCACTATTCTTATATTGAGGTAGTGCAGAAAGAGCTACAGTTAGGTAAATAGGGACATATGTAGGTGGCAAAACAGTAACTGTTGCGCCTACAGGTTTTTTATCTGACAAGTACTTTTCTACGTCTGCTGCAACAGCGTTCCAAGTAGCTGTTGGTACTAGGTTAATTGCTGTACCTGGTGCAGTAGATGTTGCAGAAACTGTTGAAGCTACTGTAAAAGTAGTAGTAGTAGGAACAGAAGCAATAGTTGCGTTTGATACGTTTAGTGTTATAGGAAGTACACCAGAAATATTAACTAAAGTTCCTGAACTAAATCCGTGCTCTTCCGCAGTCGTGTAAGTTATTGCACTTCCATTACCAGTTGCGCCAAAAACCTGCTTTGAAGGGTAGCCAGGTGAGGCAGAGTTATCGTTTTGTGTTTGTAGATACACAACAACTGACGAGTATACGTCTGCAGCAGCATTTGTTTTTCCTACTTGTGGAACTAAAGCTGCTAAATCAGCGTAGTCTTTTAAAGTTACTGCGCGTGATCTAGATTTAATTGCAGATTTAATTTTTGATCGCAATTGATCTGTTTTATCCGCATCAGCACCACCAGATGCTGGAAGACTGTTTCCAACTTCAAAATAAGATAGTACTTCTGGGTCTATGTTGCCAGGAACAAATGTAATTTCTGAAATTTGTGATGCGTTAATATTTCCAATACTTCCTACACTACTTTTGTACACGGAACTAATAAGTTGTCCAGATGATGGTATGGCTCCATTTGTACCATCTCCAAATATAACTGTAACCGTTCCATCAGAGTTTCGCTCTGTAGTAAATACACTGTCATTTGGTCCGGATTCAAGTAGGCTTTCTACATAAAACCATGGAGCAAATGCGGCTGCTTGACCTACGTATACTGTAATTGAGCTATCAATTACTCCTACGTCTGTAATAGTAAATCTTTGGTCTGCAGAACCATCGGAACTTCCAAGATTTGCCGGCAAAGCTTTATTGTAAGTTGCGTCAATTAAGTCCGCACGATCCGTATTTACAGTTTTTCCCTCTTTACATAAAATGCTAATAGGCACATTTGGTGCTAAAGCTGTTACGTTTTGAGTTGTTTCAAAGTATACTTGAGTAAACGGGCCATAGCTGAGTGCTGCCATTACTTGAGTTCCTATAGGAATATCTATAGGAGCATCGCTAGTATTAGTAAAATTTACGTACAAAGAGGCTGGGGTTGGGCCAGACGGTTTGTAGTCGTATAGCCTAGCAAATGCCAAAAGAGTATCTGTTTTAATTGCAGTATCAATAGCAGTTTCATTTGCAACTCGGTCTAAATAGTGTGACATAATGTCACCCATATATGCAAATGTCTCTACAAGCACATTACCTAGATCAGAATAGTCTGTTGGGTCCCACTTAGTATTAGTGCGTGTCCTAATAAGGTTAATTAAATCTGCTTTTAAAGCAGTAAAGTCTCTAGAAGTATAGTCAATTTGCATAATTACCTCGTTATAGTCCCGTCTAAGAAGAAGTTAGCTGTAGATATTGTTAAATTTGATACGCTGTTGTTTGGTAAAACTAGGGTTAAAAAAACTTTAACAACTCCATCGTTACCGTTAGACTCTAACCTAATGTCTTGAATTTGTATATTTGGAAGCCACCTATCCATTGCAGCACCAATAGCTTCAGGAATAGCTAGCATAGCGTCTTGGTCGTTTTCAAACAGAGAAGTTGACCAATCAACACCATATTCTAATAACATTGGTCTTTGCCCAACATTAGTAGATAGTAGAGTTAACACCTGGTCTAAATACATTTTTGTTGCAGATCGGTTATTTTCTAAAACACCTTGTGGATCAAATGTGTATGGAAAGTTAATGCTGTACAGGCTCATGACTGCACTCCTATCCATACAGGGTATTCAGGATCTCCCGCAACAAACATTACCCAAATTTGCTGACCTACATTAGGTACAGTTCTATGGGACGTATGCTCCTTAGCATCTGTTGCGTCATTGAATACTGTACCATAAGACCCATTCCACTTATTGGCTGTACTTACATCTTGTTTGTGTTGGTGTTTAAGTGTTCCAGCCCCAGCTTTAGGAACTACTGTAAGAGCTGGTATGTCAGTACTTCCATAAGCATCTGCCGTAGAGGTTGGCACTGTAGTTAACAAGTTTGCAATCTCTTGAGCCGTGTGTTCTTTATGGTCAGGGTGATTTGCGTTATATGTAATAGGCAGGCAAGGAATAGCCCAACCTGTAACTTCAGTACCAGTAGTTTGGTTTACTTTTACCTTTATTCGACTTCGTTTTAGTGGGTCTTTAATGTCAACAACGGTAGCTGCATAAATACCATAAAAACGAGCACGACCCATTGGGTCTAGGCCATATTGATTTTCATCAGGCAAATACTTATCGTTAATCACATTACAACCTTTCCACTACTCTTAGCTGTCCATTGTACAGGATTTTTTATAGTTCCTAGATTTGGTGGGCTATCAGCATATGGGGTTGCCCCCTCTACGTTTGGTATTGCAGTAGGCGAAGAGGCTACTGCAGAAGTGGCCACTGGTCCATACGGAGTAGGCTGTAGACTATTAGCGTTTATAGGCTCTGAGTAGATTGTAAGTCCTGTATCTGAAGGTGTTAAGGACTGCCCAGAAAGGTCAGCTAGAATATTTCTATTATTTGAGCGGTATTCTGCTTCGTCATCTAGTTCTCCTATTGTATCCGTGCCAACCTCTAGCTCAAGGATATACCTAGAAACTTTGCCTCCAAATACATGCTTAACACTTAATACTACCCAATAGCCAGACATTCCATTAGGCAAACCATCTAAATAAATTGGGTCGTATGGACGAATACTTGAAGTTCCAGCAACAACTACTTTTGCCCTATGTTGATACTTATGAGTTTCAGAGTATGTTGACGCAATAGATTTAGCGTCTGTTAAATTAGAGGCAACTTCGTACACATGAAATTTTTTAAAAGTAGCTTGTGTATTTTTGTTAACAGAGTCATTTGAAAAATTAGACATTGCTACACCTCATCAAAAAATCCTTCTCCAGGGATAACAACACCCACATTTGGAGAAGTATTTGGAGTAGGTACAGGATGCGTAACTTTAATAATATTGCCGTTGGCGTAGTTTACCCCAGTTATGACACGGTCAACTCTTACGCCAGATTCTGGAGATGCGTCTGAAACACGTGGTTCAAAGGCTAAAACCGTTCCTGCAAGTCTGTTAGAAGGAGTGATTACTCCGTTATCATCAATTGTTATATATTTAAAATATGGCGCATTAATTTTTTTGGTAAGTGTCATTTTACTTTTAGATACAAAAAATATTGTTGTGTTTTCTGCTTTTAATGCAAAGCCAGTTTGATTTGCTAAACGACGTAAAAGACTCCAATAACTTTGTCCGGCTTGTACAGTAGAGGGCCTTACTTTTGGGTGTCTTTGAGTTATTGCTTCCATACCAAATTGTTTAGCAATTTGTGCAACTACTTGGTCTGCAGTCTTGTTTTTATAGATATTTTGATCTGAATTCTTTAACAAATATGATGCAGAGACACATATAACCTCTGTATTTCCACTAAGGCCTCCACTTGGTTGCTCTATAGTGTGTATGTATCCTACAAATTTTGATTCAATTTCCCCAGATTTAAACGTAAATTCTACAGGATCTCCAGATACAATTGCTTGATCTTCAGCTGTTGGAGAACCTTTAAAGTGCAGCACTAAACGATCATGTTGGTTAATGTCTTGGTACAGTTCAGCACTAATTAGAAGTAGTGGAAAGTCTAAAGCTTTTGGAAAAGAAACTGAAAACTCGCTATTCCAAGCGTCAGAATTCCATCTAAAGTCTTTTTGTGGGGCTGTGTCACTGTAAGCCATAAGGCACCTTTAAAATAGTTCCAGGATAAATTTTCATAGGGTCTTCAATTTCAGGGTTAATTTCCATAATTTTCCACCAAAATTTAGGGCTCATGTATACACTATCTGCTAAAGCAGTTAATGTATCTCCATCTTTCCAAGTGTACAAGACATATGTAACTTCTTGGTTTTTAGGAAAATCTCTAAAAACAGAAATATTAAATGACTCTGTGTACTTATCTTTAGTTTGTGCTAAAGGACCAGTGTAATAACGAGATGCTCTTTCTATACTCATCATTCACTCTTCGTATCTAAGGCGATGCCTTGTTGTTTTTCACGTATCTTCTTAGGCTCTGCACCTTGATCTGCTGCTGGGTAACGGGCAAATGTTATGGTAACAACAGAAAGCATAGGAACCATACGCAAGTCAAACATTACATGGTTTACTTGAATACTGGCTACAGATCCATAATAACGCATGTTTTCATTTAAATAAAGCCAACAAGGTACAGCCGTAGTATATCCAAGATCTGCAGTTACTCCGCCAAGGTTTCTATAATGTGGTGATAAAAGAAGGTTTTTCTTTTCAGGGTCTCCTGTTACAACTCTATATAAAAATTCTAGATCATACTCTGTGCCTCTATAGTAAATTCCATTAGCTTCTTCAGGCTCTAATTTTCTTGGGTACGACTTAGACGTTTGACTTAAATCAACTCCGGCACGGAAATTTAACTCAGACATGTCCGCAATTCTATTTAAATACAGATCAAAAGACACCGTTTGATTTCCTGCTAGCAAAATAGCAGGGTCTTTTGCTCCCAAAGTCCAATCAACATCTGTGTTAGCTGCTGTTGAGTAGCTAAAGGTAGTTGGGTTATAGGTTGCTCTAAAACCCCACAGGTTATTATTGCCTGTTGTGCCGCTTACTTGTTTTGCAGTTTTTTTGTACGCTCTATTTAACGATTTTGCACCAAAATTATCTTGAAAAATTCTTAATTTTTCAAATTTATAATATCTTCCTCTTGCAGCGGCTTCTGCCATTGCAACAAACTCGGGGGTAAAATTATACCTTTCTTGGGTATTTAAATTAGCCCCGTTAGAAGCTGACTCATATAAAGTAGACATGCGTGTACCAAAAGGCTCTGTTGATGTAACGCGGTGTGGGGGCGGATTCCAACGAAGTTTGTCGGTAGGTAGCTGAGTCTCAACTGGTGGTTTCATAGTTGTTGAATCATCATCATCTTGTTCAGTAATAGCTTTGGTAGTACAGTTACCTATAATTGCATTATATTGAATTTTTCTCCAAGCGTCAACTGTTTTACCTGGTCTCATACCCCAAACTACAGGTCCCGTTTTTTGCATAGGTTCTGTAGTTGGTTTAACAACTATATTAAGGGCTGTATCTGTAGTGGTACCACAAGTAGCTATTGTGTAAAGATATTCGTTCTTAGGATTTGGCTGTTGTATATTTTGTGTTTTAATGCCAATCCATCTAGGTTTTTTACCAGTACCATCTTCACCACATGCATCATACACAACTGTAGCATTAGAGGTGCCTGAAATACCCGGTTTTCCTTCAACAATAACGCCGGTCATTGACCAATTTTTAATTGAGTCAGGCATATCTGTAGGTAATTTTGCTGCAGTTACCCTAACTGCTGGGTTTACTCCAGCACACTTAGTAATTGTAACCGTAGTCACACTAGTATTTCTAACTGCACCAGCATAATCATAATCTTCTGGTTTAATTTTTGCTGACATTGTAAAAGGTGGTGCAAAATCTTTACCCGCCCCAGCTTTAAGAAATGTTGTGCGAATTCTATATGTTGTTCCACCCTGCTGGTTTACTTTAACACCTGGGTATCTACTTGGTGCACCGCTTGTTTCTGGAGCACCGGTAGTAGCATTTGCTCGATTTGACTTTATGTGTACAAGTTTTCCAACGTCAATCATACTTTCTTTTCCCGCAGGTTTTACAAGTTTTACTTCTTTTAATACGTCGTTTGGCAACCAAAAAGTGTTTATAATATTTCCGTTTTCTTTTTCTTGCATGTAAAATCTAACATAGTTAATAAGATCTGCATTAACAGGCATTTTACTATACGTTCTATATATGCCTGTTTGAGCTACAGGTTTTGTATAAAAACCGTTAGTATCTTTTACTACTCCCGTACCACCTGCTCTATACTCATCATGTATCTTAAGCAGTGGTTTTGTTCCAGAGGTAAATTCATCAACAAGAACATCAAAACCTTCTTTATAGTTTACATCATCATATAAACCGTCAAGATCGTGATACACCTCAACAGTGTAAAAAAACTCCCATGTAGTGGCCATTAGAGTGAGCTTCCAATCTCTTTTAATTTAGCTGAAGTTTCTAGTTTTTGTGTAAATATCTTAATCATTTGTTCTGCAGAGGCTGCTGTAGCCCCTGATAGTTTAACATCCATATGTACTTGAATATTAACATTTCTGTTAGTAGTTACAGTAGCAGATCCACCAGACATGCTATGGCCGGCTGGGCTAGATGGTGCCCCTAGGTTCATAGCCTCACCCATAGGACCTCCAAGATGAGTCTCTTCGGCAATTTTATCAGCTTCTGGAAGATGTTTTAGGAAAGCAGTGTTGGTATATGCAGACCAAGGCTTCCAGTTTGATCCTTGATTACTCTTCCGCCATGCCGCAGCTGCGTTAAAGTCTGGGTTAGGAAGTCTTTTAGCATCTCTGTACTCATCGTTGTACTTTTGCCAATCTTTTAAAGAACGAATTTGGAATAATCCTATGCTTGGACCCCATTTATCATTCTGTAGGCTTACATCTCCAATAGCATTTGAACGGCCACCTGATTCTGCCATAGCAACTGCATAAGCTGTTTTTAATGATGCATTACTAAAACCTTGTCTAGCAATTGTGCGCATTAGTTGTTTTTTATTTGTAGTAACTGGACCACTATACGGATCTCTTACAGAATTAATAAGTGACTCTAATCCAGCACCGCCATATCGTTGCTGCAAAGTAGCAAAGTCAATTGGGCTACCAGTTTCTCCAAGAATAGTTGATAATTCTGGACTAGAGTACGATTTTCCACTAGGATCAAAGGCATTATATCCGTTAGTTAAAAAGTTTTTAGTTCTAGTTGCGGTTTGTAACATACCGCTAAGGCTTGTGGCGTCAGCTCCAAGTAGCCAAGTTGCAGGATCTACCTTAACTCCGGCTTTGTTTAATATTTCAAAGTGTAGGTGAGCGCCCCCTGAATTTCCTTTTCCTGGGTCGTTCTTTCCACCACCAGATTTACCAATAAATTGTCCTGCAGCTACTTTTTGATCTTTAGCAACACCAATTTGCCTTAAGTGAGCATATCTAGTTTTGGTGCCGTCAGCATGTTTAATAGTAACGTAGTTACCGTAACCAGATGGTTGGTTTCCAGTTTCTGTAACAACACCTGAATCCATAGCAACAATTGAGGTGCCAGAAGGTACTTTATAGTCTATACCGTGGTGGTACGAACTTATCTTTCTTCCTTCTTTTGCGGCTCTTGCTGCTGCACCAGATCTAGGACCATAAGGTGAGCTAACTGTAGTTCCTTTAGGTACAGGTAAAATTTTATTTTTTGCAGGTGCGCTAGATTCTGCCCCACCCAAGTTCATCTGAACATTTTCGCCACCGTCAGGATCAGATTGACCAGTAACTAATTCGTCACCGTGCTTAATCAAACCCCAAATTGTTCCAAGAACAGCGCCAATTGCTGTACCAGGACCTGGAAGGATGCTTCCTATCGCTGCACCAGTCGCAGCGGATGTACCGATGCCTGCCGCAGCCTTACCACGGGTATGTAGTGACTCACTTCCGCCAACATTTCTGTCTAAAAAGCCTGCTGCGGAGTCTCCAGCCATAGCAACTACACCAAGACCAGTCATTCTACCAACTTTACCCATTGCCTTAAGATTGCCAAATCCACCACTCTTTGGTGTTCCGGCTAGGTTTGGTGTTTTTCCTTTACCAAATTTACCAAAAATTCCTCCTAGGCCGCCCCCGCCCCCGCCCCCGCCCAAGTCGGCCATTGTCATCATGTTTGCACCAAAGCTGGCTGCAGTAGAAAACATACTTGCGATAGATCCGCCCATGTTTCCTGCTTGAGGAAGTGTTTGTAAAATTCCTTTTAGTGTCATAAGGCCGTCGTTAATAGGGCCAAGTAAATCTGCCATTTTACTGTACGCGTCGTTAAGGGATGCGGTAGTTCTTAAACTTACATTATAGCCGCCAACCAAACCTTGTTCAGTAGACTCAAGTTTTCTAGCTTCACTTGTTTGGAATCTAAAGTTAGCTCTTTGAGGGCTGCTTTCATCAACACCCATGCGATCAAGCATTTTATTTGGGTCTTTCATTTCCGCAGAGGTAATGGCACCGCCTTGCGCTCTAGCAATGATGCCCATTTGAAGAGTCTTCATCAAATTGGTGTCACCACCGGTAATCATTTGAAGAGTTTGATACCCCTTAGATCCAGGGTTTAATATTAATGCTGCCTGTTCTTTAGTAATCTTTTGGCCACGATAAAGAGCATTATAGGTTTCATTGATGATTTGATTCATTGGGCGCAAGTTGCCCTTGTCATCACGGATTCTAACTCCCATACGTAGGAACTTCATTCCGTTCATGCCTGCAACAGATGCGGCCGCCTCTTCGTTAGAGGCACCCGTCATGGCGCTAAGTCCACCAAGTTGTTGCATAATGCTTTGTGAAGATTTAGATGAGGCTGTATAGCCACCACCGTACATAGTAGCCATAGCAGCCATTGTAGGGCCCATGGCGCTGGTAGCTCCGCCACCAACCATTTTGTTTGCCCGAGTAATGGCTTGACGTGAGGACATCCCACTGAGGCCTGCAAAACTATCAGCACCCAAACGTTGAGTAACAGCGTCCATAGTATCTGGAGACATGCCCATTAAACTCTTGGATATGCCCGCCCCAAGCAGCATGACGCCCATGGCCTTCTCGGAGCGAGTGAAGCTTCCTAGACCTAAAGATCCACCAGGCTTATCTTTATTTAATTGCTTGGTGGCATCTTTAGTGTCTTTAATAGACTTATCCCATTTTTTAAGGATACTGTCTACATACTTATCAACATCTTTAAAGAGTTTGAGCATCTCTTTTGGCATGTCTTCAAAAGCTGCGTCATTTGGGGATGCAGAGTAGCCGCTAGGGCCGTCTGTTGCAGGGGTTGTATTATTACCCGCTGTACCAGCCATTTACATCACCGCCTTGCTCTAGTCGAAGCTTTCTTTAACCAATTAATTCGTTCCCTAAGTGTTAGGGAACGTAATTCTGTTAAGGACCACCCAGGATACTCTTGACTTAATAGTTCATAAGTATCCATGAGTAGTTCATAACTAAACTCATTCTCGAAAGAGATCTGCCAGGGTTAGTGGCAACGGCACCTCCGAGCCGCAAAAACTACAAGTTGACTTAAGTAAGTTAAGCTGTGGTCCAGGGTTTCGCTTACCAATTTCTTCTAAAATTGTTCTGCGATCTTTCATACCAAGTGTCTTGGAAAAGTTAGGGTCAATAATATCTTTGCCATTAACTTGAAGAACACAATGCTTTAACATAATAGAGTCTAATTCAGCAGATGTTTTAGTAGCGGAATTTATTAAGTCTTTTTGGGTATTGCCACTAGGGTATCTAACTAACACTTTGCCAATTTTACAATCAACAAAGAACTCTCTATCTCCTTCTAAAGCTTTAATTGGAACATCTTTATCTAAGTCAATAGTAAAAATTTGATCTTCAGCACAAGATGGGCAAGGTCCAGGACCTAGTTTTACCTCTGCACCAAAAGTAACTTTTCTAATTGCAAGAAGCAACATTTCTCTGTCTCCAGATAAGAGAACGTCTACAATATCTTTAGAGCCATCTTCTTCCCCAATACTAACAACTGCTCTATCTAAGATAGCAAGCATTGCTTTACCAGGGTCTAAAATTCTAGAAATTGCTTCCTCATCTGCTCCGGTAAGTTCACGAACTTCCGCAGTTTTTGATATGTGACCTGTAATTGGATCCAATAAGCCAGCAGGTAATTCAACTTCTGTATCAGGAGGCAGATCCATCTTCACTTTTATAGAAGATTTAGCTGTCTCCTGATTAGCAGAACTCATTGCTTCAGCTGCTAGCTTATTGGCCAACTCAGGACTTTGTGCCGCATTTATAGTTGTATCAGTAGTCATATTATTTTCCTTTTATGTTAATTTTTACGCGGTAGCGTCGAATTTTGTCTTGTCGCTAGATGCTTTTGAATAATCAGCTGCATACTTAACGTCAAAACCTTCGTGCACAATCTGCATTTCTTCTACCATAAGGGTATTAGAACCTGCATCTAAATTGCTGTAAGATAAAGAGCTAATCCATGCGTTGTAGACTCTAAAACGCAATGATGTGTGCTGATTTAACTTATCATCAACTGTTTTTGTCTGACCTTCTTCAACACCGGCAAATGCGCCAGGGTTTGGATGGCTTAGTACTTGAATGTCCAAATTGCAACGGAAATCCATACCAACTCCTGCTGATGCAGAAGGTGTTAGTACTGAAAACAGACGCTTCATCCACAAGTGGTTGTCATTCTGACCTAACATAACACCCTTTGAGAGTGTGATAGGGGTGAAGTTTGACTGACCTGGGATTTGGTGAACGTTTGTATTGTATCCGCCTTCACGGTATGCAATAGGTTCTGTAGATACTGTGAGACCTGACAAAGAAACAAAACCTAATGTTCCAAATTTTGTTCCCCAGGTACCTGTCTTTTTACTATCAAGTGGTGAAAAGGTTACCAAGAACCGAAAATTACGAACTGGATCAGTCGCAAGGGTACTTAGTGGGTTTGTATATGGTGTGGCCATTTTATTCTATCTCCTTACGCTTGAGCGTTTCCGGTTAGTTGTCCTAGCTTAATGACAACAAACTCTGCTGGGTATTGAAGAGCAACGCCTACTTCAATGTTTACTCGGCCATTCTGGATGTCTGAGAAACTAGTAGTTGACGCGTCGCACTTTACGTAAAACGCTTGTGATG